CACCAAATACTGCACTAACATCCATTGTCATATGTGAACCAAAGATTACAAATGATGGAACTAACACTGCTCGAATTCTAAAATCTTGTCTGGATATTCCAATATCGAAATTTTCTTTATCACCCCAAAATGGAACAATATCAACAGAAATTTCTTGTGTTTCAATTTGTGGCAAATCATTTAAATCACTTGATGGTTTTACTTTTGTCCCATTATCAGTAAATAAATTTTCAGAATAACCCAATGCTGTTACCATATCAATTGGTTTCATTGAATATTCTCCAATATCTGTTACATCAACAGACATATGAACTGTTTGTACTCCAATTGGTACACCAAATAACATATAATCACCAGAATTATTGGTTTTTGTAGAATATTTATAATATTTTTCATAAACTTCTAACCAAGTTTCATTAGTTACAAATTCTTCTTTGGTAGGTAATGAACCAAAAGGTTGATTTGGTTTTAATGTACCACTAACAGGGTCTTCTTGTGCAACACGTGGTAGTAAATTATATCTTTTACCGTCACGGTTTTCATCAAATGGTTTCTCATAGGGATATGCTGCAACAATTTCAGAACGATCTTTATCGTCTTCTTCAATTGGTATAAAAATAGAAATCTTTGCGTTTGGGATTCCCACACCTTCATTTGCTAATACTCTTCCAACCAACACTCCATAATCAGCATTGAAATTTTGATATATATCTTTCTGATCTATTTCTAATGACAAAATTTCCAATGTTTTTACATTTTGATCCAAACGTGCGTTTACGTATTTTGGAGTTGGTTCATTTACATCTACTCTTATTCTTTGTGATTTGTTCATAAAAAATACTTTTATATAGTTTTTTATAAATACTAATTAGGAAATTTATTGATTTTGAGATTTTGAAAAGTATTTATAAAAAAACCTGATCATTATTAAGGTTTAACGATGAATAATAATTTAAAGACATAAATAAATAAAAAACATGAGCGAATTTGTTTTTATATCACCCGGAGTTAAGTTCAGAGAACGTGATTTAACTTTTGTAACAAGAAACGTTGGAGTGACAACGCTTGGTTTAGTAGGTGAGACAGTGAAAGGACCTGCTTTTGAACCTGTTTTCATACAAGATGGAGGAATCTTTGAAACACGTTTTGGTGGTCAAAGCATCGAAAAATTAGGTAACGGTGAACTACGATATCAAACTCCATATTCAGCAAATGCATACTTGGGTGAATCAAATCAACTTTGGGTAACAAGGGTACTTGGTTTATCAGGATATGATGCTGGAACTTCATGGGCGGTTACATTAAGTGCAGGTGTTGATCTATCAACAACTGGTATTACTTCTACAACACCAGCAGCAGGTGTACCATTTACAGGTGGCACATACTTAGGTGTTGGAATTAATCAAACAGGTGATACAGGATACTGGTTCACAGGATTTACTAAGAGTGGAAGTGATTTTGATGGGATTGCAATAGCATTCACAGCTACAACATATAATGCTGGTAGTGGTACAGTTTATCAAGAAACTTATACTTTGACAGGTGCATCATATACAGAATATGAAGACATGGTACTTGCAGAAATTAGATCAAGAGGATATGTGGAAGATGTAGAAGATGCTGCACCAGTAACACATTTTGAGGCTGATGGACTTACAATTACAGCAAACGAAACTAATACAGGTATTGGTGATCTATTTGGTGGATTTGTTTTAACAGCAACAAACTCTGTTGATGGTAGTAGTGAAAACTATTCAGTTTCACTTGATCCAAATTCAAGAGACTACATCACAAATGTATTAGGTGAACAACCAAAAGGTAAAAACACCAAAATTTGGGTAGAAGCAGTTTATCCAGACTTAATTAAAAAATTAGATGCTGACGGTACTGGTTATGGTCTTAACACACCATTAATTGACGCTGACAGTGACGTATTTACAAACTATCGTGATCAATTCCAGACACCTGAAACGGGTTGGGTTGTATCAGAACTTAGAGGTTCGGAAGTAGAATTACTTTTCAAATTAATCTCAATTTCTGATGGTGACGATGGAAACAAAGAAATAAAAATCTCAATTCAAAATATTGATCCTGTTACAGGAGAATTCGATGTTTTGGTTCGTGATTTCTATGATACAGATGATAATGTAACAGTTATCGAATCATTTACAAGATGTACAATGAGACGTGGTGAAACTAATTACGTTGGACAACGAATTGGTACTTCTGATGGTGAATATTCATTAAATAGTGAATATATTATGCTTGAACTCGATGAAAACCATCCAAACGATGCATTCCCTGCTGGTTTTGAAGGTTTTTACTTCAAAGATTGGGCGACATCAGCAACAACAAGTTCTGTAGCAGGTATTGCACCAGCAATAATCTACAACACAGAGTATGAGCCAGATGATAGAATTAATAGAGTTTATCTTGGTGTATCTGAAAATGGATATGATGGTGATGGACTTCAAGGAACTGGTATCAACCAAAATATGTTCAACTACAAAGGTATTGATGCTGAACAATGGGGAACTAAATCAAAAGGTTTCCACATGGATTCAGGAGCAACAGGAGTTTATTATGATGGTACTTACCTGATTGGTGAATTTGAAGTTGGTGCAGGACAATTCCAAACTGTTTCTGACGTTCAAGATGGTGATGTTTATGGAGATCAAAGATCACGTAAATTTACATTTGTACCTTCTAAAGGTTTTGATGGTTGGGATGAAAATCGTGATGAAAGAAGTTATGGTGACCTTTACAGAAAAGGTGGAATATTTGATGGTGTACCAGATGGTGCAACACCAAGTAACGACTTCCAAGCATGGGAAACTGGTATCAGAACATTTGCTAATCCAGAGGAAGTAACAATTAACTTGTTTGCAACTCCGGGAATCAACTGGTCAGACGAAAATATTCTTGTTAAGAATACAATAGATATGATTGAAACAGAGCGTGGTGACACTCTTTATATAATAGATGCACCAGATATCAATATTCCAATTTCGGTTGGTGAAAAACGCTTAGACGTAGTTGTAGCGGAAGATATTGTTGATCTTCTTGACGCAGCATATATTGATTCGTCATATGCTTGTACATATTATCCTTGGATTCAAATCAGAGATAATCAAAATAATGTAAATGTATGGTTACCACCAACTGGTGAGGTACTTAAAGCAATGGCATTCACTGACAACAGTAAATTCCCTTGGTTCGCACCTGCTGGTTTACAACGTGGTGTAACTGATGCAAGAAAATCTAAATATAAGATGTCTCAAGAAGCACGTGATATTCTTTATGATGGAAGAATTAATCCAATGGCTGATTTTGCAGATGCAGGAACAGCAATCTTTGGACAAAAGACTCTTCAAATCAAAGAAAGTGCACTTGACAGAATCAACGTTAGAAGATTGTTACTTCAAATTCAAGTACTTATTGCAAATATTGCAACAAGATTGGTATTCGAACAAAACGATCAAGCAACCATTGACCAATTCTTAGCAAAAGCTAACCCAATTCTTGACTCTATCCGTAGAGAAAGAGGATTGCAAGACTTTAGAATTAAGATGGACGATAGTATTAATAGCAATGAAAGTAGAGACAGAAATGAACTTTACGGTGAAATATTCTTGAAGCCAACACGTGCGGTAGAATACATTGGTATTACGTTCACTATCACTCCAAGTGGTGCATCTTTCGATGAAGTAGGAGCATAATTTAAAATTTAAATATTATTTGACCTTAAACCACCGTATCTTTTGCGGTGGTTTTTGTTTTTAAGAGTATTTATAGAAAATAAGAATTATTTTTTAAAACAAAACTATGGCAACAAAGAAACAACTAATAAAAAAAATTCAGAGTCTTATGACTCCCCAAGATGATGTTGGTGATTTAAAGAAAAAAGATTTTGAAGAATTAGAGCGATTAGCTGAATATCTTGAAAAAGTAGAAACATTGACAAACACACCTGAAACACCAGTAGAAGAAATAAAAGAAGATTCAGAACTTGTTTGGTCAAAAACAGAAGAGTTAGAAGATGTTGAGGAAGAGGTTAAAGAAGAAAAAATTGATCCTAAATTAATGCAAGAATATATAGAGTATAAAAAACCATCTGAATTAAGTGTTTCAGAACAAAGACTTTATGCTCGTACAGGTATTTTACCAGTAAAAAAAAAGTAAATAGATACACCAGATTTGATGATGAAAAAGTCAAATTTGGATTTTAATAATAAATATATAAATAAATAATAGAGAAAATGGCAGAATTAATTCGTGGTATACCTTTTGATTACGAACCAAAAAGAGAGAATAGATTTTTCGCTGAATTTGCTGATGAATTGGGTATAGAAGTTTGGAAAGTTCAAACTTTTAAAAGACCTTCAATGACCATCAATTCAGTTGAAATACCTTTTATAAATGAAAGAAACTATGTTGCTGGTCAATATAGATGGGAAACAATGGACATAACATTTATAGATACAATCGGTCCGTCTACATCACAACAATTGATGGAATGGGTGAGACTTCATGCAGAATCATTAACAGGACGTATGGGTTACGCAGCAGGATATAAGAAAAATATTATTCTTAAAGCACTCGATCCAACAGGAGTAGAGGTAGAAAAATGGTTTGTTGAACAAGCAATGATTACATCAATTAACTTTGGTGACAATACAATGGATGGTGATGCACTTCAAACAGTACAGTTGACAATTCAACCTTGGAGATGCATTTTGAACCTCTAATAGAGGTGGAAATAAATTTAAAATCCTATGTTTACATGGGATTTTTTTTTACATTGCAATTATGATTACAGGAATTTATAAAATAAAAAACATTGTAAATAATAAAATTTATATTGGTAGTGCTGTGGACATTAAGAAAAGGTGGCGTGATCATAAATGGTATTTAAAGGAAAATAAACATCATAATCCACATTTACAATCATCATATAACAAATATGGTAAACAAAATTTTGAATTTTCTATTGAATTAGAATGTGTTACCGATGATTTATTAGAAAACGAAACTTCATTTATTATAAATTACAATACAAAAAATAGAGAGTATGGTTATAATATAAATGATCCAAGAAAAATTAGTTTCGGTAGTAAATGTAAAGATAGTACGAAGAAAATATTATCTGAGAGAATGTTAGGTGAAAATAATCCTATGTTTGGTAAACACGGTGAGGAACACCCTAAATATGGTTTTTCATTATCTAATGATAAAAGGAAATGGTTGTCAAATAAAATGAAAAACCGTAATGGTATTGAAGCAAATGCTTCTAAATTAACCGAAAAAAATATTATTGATATTAGGTTTATATATGGTAATGAAAAAATTACTCAAACTGCATTGTCTAAAATATATAACGTAACACAAGCAACTATTAGTGACATTATTAAAAGAAAATCTTGGTCACATATTTAAACATACTTAATCTTTAAGATATCTGATCGCCCATGTGGTGAAACAGTAACGGGGTCGTTGGTATTACTATCAGCGACCCTTG